TATTCGTAAACGTCCCTGGAGAATGGCACAAAAACTGGTTCTGTGTGATTCTCTCAAGCATGGCTTCAGGCCGCCGTGCGACTCTCACAAGGAGAGACAACAACAGCCTGGTACCTCGCTCACAGGGGGTACTAAAAATAAGAAGTGTGAATCCCGGGATTGTTTCCGCCGTGAGTGGACTGAAGCTCGCTTTTTCTACGAGCTCAGACCTCTGATCGGTTTCTACAACGATGTTCAGTTACGTAATGAACGCGGTGACAATGATGCGTTGCAAAGACCCTACCCGCAGGGGGCCGAAGAGAATAAGTTGATCTACAAAAAGACCGTAGAATGTTCTCGTCGAGCTGCACGGATGTTGCGAGCCTTCGTAGTGATGTGTTGGCAGAATGATATCGATTTTGACTGTGTCGGGAATGAGTTCCCTAGCATAATCGGTACCTTTGCCATTGTCACTGCGTATGGTTTTCTTGAAAAGCTTTGTAAGCAGTTCTGCTGCTGGCCTCAACAGAGGCTATTGAGCAGTGAAGAACTCCGTGAGCCTTGGGCTCAGGTTTCTTACAAAGACCTTTTTGGTAAGCATATTCGTAGGTTCATAATCTCAAGATTTGCCCCATCGGCACTTAAGCACAATAAGACGCGGCTTAGGACCTATCTTTGGTCCGATGCCTTCAACCGTCTCAAACGCTGTTCGATGCCTGTTAGTGAATCTTTTGAAGCCGAGGCTCTGATGAAGCATTCTGTTGCTCTGTCGACGCCCAATCCTCCAGACAGGACGGATCAGGAAAGTATTGACATGAAACAACAGATCAACGAGGTTATTGACGTACTCTTCGATGAATGTCGAATCTCGAAAGGTGGGAGCCTAATTCAGAAGGCCCGCCACGTAGACCATAAGAACCTCATGAGTCTACGAGATACCAATTCATTTCTTCCTTCAAGTTCAGCATGTTTTGAGAGCTCTAGGACTGAGGGGGGTGCACTAGGAGAACTCTGGCGTAGGTCAAGAGTTAGAGGTGCATCCAGCTTCCTTGACTGGATTCTGTGTGATAAGGAACTCGTTGGTGCAACTTCACGTGGTGTTTTGATTTATTCACGTCCAGTAGACTCCCACTTCAGGGATCTACTTGAGAACATTGGTGGTGGTGATCAGGTCATTGTTGACGACCTTGGTTGCCCTACCCGTGTTCAGATGATGGACGTTCCACCAGTGAAGCTGCCCTGTCGGGCTGTCCCTATAATAGAACCCTTTAAAGTCCGTGTGATCACAAAAGGACCCGCCCAAGAATACTACTTTGCTTCTCGCTTCCAGAAGGCAATCACTTCAGTGATGAAGAGGTCGCCCATCTTCCGTACCCTCAAGGGTACTCTGGATGAGAAAAGTTTTGAGGTGTTCAAGGGTTATAAGTACTTTGGGTCTGTTGACTATTCTGCCGCGACCGATGGCCT